CAATATCTCAGTCCTAACGAGTTGGAGCTAAAATGTCCGAGTGGGAAAAAGAGCAAGAAGCCTTCCTGATCAAGATCGGGCAGGTAGCACCATCAACACCTAAGGCAGTAACTATCAAGAAGGAAGAGGAATAATCTCATGGCTGTATTTCTAAACAACAAGGTCGGCGTGAAGGTTAACTCTGTCGATCTTTCTGATCATGTCACCGCTGTAACACTAAACCGCAATTTCGATGAGCTTGAAGTAACAGCAATGGGCGATGGCGGACATAAGTTCGTTAAAGGCCTTGAGGCATCATCTGTCACAATCGATTTCCTTAACGACACCGCATCTGCAAACGTACTTGCTACTTTGCAAGCTGCATGGGGAACAAACGTCACAGTAGTACTTCTACAGGAAAAGGGCACCGCTGTATCAGCGACCAACCCTCTTTACACAATGACCTGCCTTATCAACAACACCACAGACATCAACGGAAGTGTCGCTGACCTAAGTGTACAGAGCCTTTCCTTTAACGTCTCTGGTACTATCGCAGTTACGCCAACAGGCACATTCTAACAAACTAAACAAAGGGGCACAGCATGGCAAAGTTAATAGTCACACTAGCGGACAACAGCGTTACTGAGATCGAGATCACACCTCGCCTCGAATACGCGTTCGAGCTATATGCTAAAAAGGGATTTCACAAAGCGTTTCGCGATGATGAAAAGCAATCAGATGTCTATTGGCTAGCATGGGAAGGCCTTCGACTAAGTGGAGTCACAGTCAAGCCATTCGGCGCAGACTTTCTCGAAACTCTCAAGAGTGTCGAGGTTGCTGAGTCTGACCCTTTGGCTTAGGCAGGGATAGCATCCACTATCTCATCGCTCGATTGAGCATTGAGACGGCTATCCCTCCGCAATCTTTAATAGATTTAGATTCATCAATGCTTCAAATGTTATTGAGGGCGTTGAAAGACCGAGCAAAGGAGCAGAGCGATGCCTACAGAGCTAAAAGGCGCTAGTGCGTTCCGCAAGGCTCTTAAGCAATTTTCGCCTGACCTAGATAAAGAACTTCGTGATGAGATGGTTGGATTCCTAAAGCCCTTGGTCAAAAAGGCTAGAGGCTACATGCCAGCCAATTCTTCAATGCCTTCGGGTTTTGTTGGCAGTAGCGAGCCCGAGCGATTTCCTAAATATGACGCTGCCCTAGCGCGTCGAGGCGTTGGCTATAAATTGACACCTACTAAGCCTAATCGTCAAGGCTGGGCTCAGTCAGTATCGATTCACAATAAGACAGCAGGTGGCGCAATCTTTGAAACCGCCGGTCGCAAGTCAGGCAATTCAGGAAAGTTCACTCCACGCCTACAGGGCACACTTACAGGCGCAGGCAAATATCAAGGCCGAGCCATGTTTAAGGCTTACAAAGAAGATGAAGGCAAAGCTAAAGCTGGAATTATTAAGGCGCTAGAAAAAGCCGCGGCTAAGTTTAACTCGAAAGGCAATATCTAATGGCTGAATTACGCGCTTCGATTATCGGTGAGTTCAAGGGTAAGAAGGCTTTTGATGATGCTGGGAAGGCTACAGCCAAACTAGACAAAAGCGTAAAGAAACTAGCTGGTGCCCTTTTTGCAGCTTTTAGCATTCGAAAGATTACTCAGTTTGGCAAAGCCGCTGCAAAAGCATTTATTGAAGATGAGAAGGCCGCCTCACAGCTTGCAATATCGGTCAAGAATCTAGGCTTAGCCTTTGAAACTCCAGCTATTGAGCAGTTCATTTCTAATCTTTCAAAAGCAGCAGGCGTGGCCGATGATGTGCTTCGGCCATCGATGCAGAAACTATTGACCACGACAGGTTCAGTCACTAGGGCTCAAGAATTACTTACTCAAGCTCTAGACATCTCACGGGGTAGTGGGGTCGATTTTGATACTGTCGTCAATGATCTAACCATGGCTTACGTCGGTCAGACTCGTGGACTTCGTAAATACTCATTAGGTCTTACTCAGGCAGAGTTAAAGACAATGAAGTTTTCAGATGTTCAAGAGAAACTTAGCAAACAATTTTCGGGTGCAAACGCTGCCTATTTAGAAACTTACGCAGGGCAGATGGCATTGTTTGGGACAGCCGCAGGAGAAGCCTCAGAGATTATCGGCAAGGGTTTGATGGATGCCCTGATGATTCTTTCGGGCGATACTTCCGTCGAAGAATTGGCTGTCACTATGGAGACCGTCGCTACAAATACTTCGAAGGCAATTACCGAGATCGCAAAACTAGGCAATGCAGTCGGTGGTTTTTTTAGCAGAAGTTACGGCGCCGTAGACAATTTCTCTAAAGATATTACTGATTTTATAGATCGCATAACTTTTAACTCAGAAAGAATAGCAGAACGAAACCGCGCAAGAATGGGCGGTTATCCATCATCTGCACTAGGCGGCACATTCACTAATTCTAATAGTTCCGCTCGGAAGAAGGCAGAAGCGGACGCCGTCAAGCGTGCTAAAGAATTAGCTGCGATGCAGAAGAAAACACTCGACACACAGAAGAAACAGAACGCCCTATCTAAAGCGTCAAAGGTTCTAGACCTAGATCGCATTAGCGTCACGGCCGCGCTTCGTGGACAGATCAGCGAAACCGATCGCTTATCTCTACAGTTGCAACTTTCCTTGCTTGACAAGAATGAGTCGCAGGCACTCAAGTTATCTGCAGAATTGACAGAGGCAACCAAGCGTCAGAATGATCTCAAGGCTGCATTACTTTCAACACCTGAGGCTCCGAATCCTTATCGTAATTGGATGCCACCTACATTTAACGTGCCTACTGGGGGCATGGGCTCAACAGTTGCAGCGGACTATCTAGGCATCGGTGCGTTAGGTGGAGCCGGATCGGCTGGCATCGTTAATGTTATCGTCAATCTCGATGGCGATGTAGTCGGTGGAGCAGTTACAAACACTCAAGTCAATCAGTCTCTTTCAGGTACTTTCAGCGATGTGAGCCGATATAACGGACGCGGAGCGCCGTCCATCAAATGACCCTACCTGCCACGATTTCGGTCACGTTCGACTTTAGCCAAGGCGCCACCTTCGGGCTAGGTTTCGTGGTCGGCGACCCGACCTTCGGCGTTATTGGTACAAGCAAATTTGGAGATTCGCCTGTAAATACGCCGACAGTCGATCTCAGCGATTTGACTCGATCCATCAAGATTGCTCGTGGCCGTAACATCATGCGTGATACCTATGAGGCTGGCAGTTGCACAGTTAGAGTCATCGATCAGGATGGCTCGTTCAATCCTCAAAACGTAAATTCTATTTATTATCCTTACTTGACTCCATTGCGCAAGATTCGTGTTTCGGCAACTACTTCAACAGCTCAACACTTCTTATTTTCAGGTTATGTCGATTCGTACAAATACACCTATCCCACAGGTCAAGAATTGGGCTATGTTGACCTTCATGCCTATGACGCCTTTAGATTATTTCAGATGGCTAACATAGCAAGTGTGACAGGCGCTACAGCTGGTCAAACTACTGGCACACGCATCACTAAGATTCTTGATCAGGTCGATTATCCGCTATCGATGCGAGTTATTGACACAGGCTCGACAACAGTTCAAGTCGATCCCGGCACAGCTCGCACATCCTTACAAGCCCTTAAAGCGGCAGAGTTTGCCGAGCAGGGCGCCTTCTTTATAGACACCGAAGGCATTGCAGAGTTCAAGGATCGCGCTGACGTAGTCTCATCTTTAGCACCTGCACCGATTGAGTTCAATCAGACTACTGGGATTCCATATTCCAATCTCCAATATGCCTTTGATGACAAACTGATCATCAATCAGGCCAGCATGACACGCATCGGTGGCACAGCACAGACGGCAGTCAATGTTGATTCTTCGGCAAAGTACTTCCCGCATGGCACTACTCTGACAGAGATGATCCCTCAGACAGATGCTCAAGTCCTAGACATTGCAAAGATTTATGTGGCAACGAGAGCTGAGACAACAATCCGCATTGATGCCATGACAGTCGATCTATTGGACACGGCAGTCCCTACAGACACAATGATTGGCCTTGACTACTTTGACAATGTCAAGATCACTAACGTCCAGCCCGATGGCTCGACAATCATTAAGACCTTACAAGTGCAGGGATTGGCATGGGACATCACCCCTAATTCAATGAAGTGCACAGTTACAACACTTGAGCCCATCGTCGAAGGATTCATCATAGGATCAGCGACGTCGGGTATAATAGGCACGTCCATATTGGGATACTAGGAGAAAACAATGGCAGCAGGTCTAGGATATAAAGAATTTACTACGGGCGACGTCCTCACGGCGGCCGATGCTAACGGCTACCTAGCCTCTCAGGTTGTCATGGTCTTTGCTAGTGCTGCAGCTCGTACCACAGCGATCACCAGCCCGCAAGAAGGCATGATGTCATTTAGAAAAGATGCCGATGCGT